AAGAAAAGAAGGTCAACTTCCATCTTACCTTTGGAGAGAAGTACACTATCAACCAATAGCAGGGAGACTTATTATGTTTCCAAGTTGGCTTAATCACTGTGTTGATCCTAATCAATCTGATGATATAAGAATATCTGTATCGTTTAATTTTTTACAAGCAGGTATGCAAGTATGAGTTTTGCACAAAATAAATACCAGGTAATTAAAAAAGCAATACCATACGATCTTGCTAACTTTGTATTTAACTATTTTCTACTTAAACGTGATGCTGTTAATTATATGTATAACAATAACATCATCGCTGAAAATTCATTGTTTGGTACTTGGAAAGACCAACAAGTTCCAAATGTCTATTCTCATTACGGAGATTTTGTTATGGAGACATTACTAATGAAAGTTATGCCTATAATGAAAAAAGAAACCAATCTTAATTTGATACCTACGTACTCGTACGCGCGCGTGTACGAGAAAGGTTCTATTTTAAAAAGACATAAAGATAGACCATCGTGTGAAATATCTACAACATTAAATTTAGGTGGAGATCCATGGCCAATATTTATAGATCCAACTGGAAGTAATAATGTAATAGATGAATATAAAAATATTATGAAGCCAAATGCACCTGCTGGAATAAGAGTAGATTTAGAACCTGGGGATATGTTAGTTTATTCTGGATGTGAATTAGAACATTGGAGAGAAGAATTTACAGGTAATATTTGTGCTCAAGTTTTCTTACATTATAATCATGTAAATGGACAGTTCGCAGATTCAAATTTATATGATAAAAGACCTTTACTTGGTATTCCACCATTAGCAAAAAAATAGTATAATAGGCATTAAATATGCCATTAAAAAAAATACCAGTAGCACCAGGATTTGATAAACAAGACACTGCATCTCAAGCGGAAGGTCGCTGGATAGATGGTAATAACGTGCGTTTTCGTTATGGTAATCCTGAGAAAATAGGGGGTTGGTCACAGATATTAGCAGATACTTTAGTAGGCGCTGCTAGAAACCAATGGATATGGTCAGATTTGGAAGGTAATAGATATGCTGCAATTGGTACTAATAATATACTAGCTATTTATTTTGAAGGTGCTTTTTATGATATTACTCCGTTAGATACAGCTCTTACTTCTTGTACATTTAATACAACTACAGGTTCTGCAACAGTCACAGTTAATAAAGCTGATCACGGTTTAACAATTGGAAGAATAGTTAGATTTATTTCTGTAACACCTCCAACAGGTTTTTCAACGGGTAATTTTACTAATGCTTTTGAGGTTAAAACTACGCCCACAGATAATACATTTACAATAACTATGCCTGTGGTTTCATCAGCAACAGCATCAACATCAGGATCTGCAACCTGTAATCCTTACTATTATTTTGGTCCCTTTAATCAAACTTATGGTTATGGTTTTGGTACATTTAATTGGGGTGGTTTTAGTTCAACAGTTTCTCAAACTGCAATTAATGTAATGGGTGGAATAAATAATTCAACTACAACAATTACAGTTGATTCTACAACTGGGTTTGCTGCAACAGGTATAATATTAATAGATTCAGAATTAATTACTTACACTGGTAAAACTGCAACAGATTTCACAGGTTGTGGAAGAGGAGCAAGTGGCACAACTGCAGCTGCACATGGTGATAATACAGTTGTTTACGATGCAGCAACTTTTGTTGGTTGGGGAGAAGCTTCAACAGTAGCAGCAGCTATTAATTTAGATCCTGCTAACTGGTCATTAGATAACTTTGGTCAAATATTAATAGCAACAATGCATAATGGTCCTACGTTTACTTGGGATCCATCAGCTGTAGATGCTTTAAATACTAGAGCAGTTAGAAATGCTTCTATGCCTCAAAAATCAGTTATGACTATAGTATCTGATAGAGATAGACATTTAATACATCTAGGAACTAATGAAACATTACCGAATGGAACACAAGACAAAATGTTAATTAGATTTTCAGACCAAGAAGATTATAACGTGTATGCTCCAACATCAACAAATACTGCAGGTACATTTAGACTAGATGCTGGAACTAAAATAGTAGCAGCAGTTAGAGCCAAAGATTATATATTAATACTTACAGATGATGCTGCTTATTCAATGCAATTTGTAGGTCCTCCATTTACATTTAGTATTAGAAAGGTTGGATCTAATTGTGGTTGTCTTGGTCAGCATGCAGTAATCTTTGCACAAGGTATTGTATTCTGGATGGGTGATTCTGGTGGTTTCTTTGCATTTGATGGTACAGTTGTATCTGTTCCAAGTTTAGTAGAGGACTTTGTATTTACAACAACAGGCGATAATTTAGGAATTAATTATGATGCAAGTGAAACAGTATTTGCAGCTCACAACAGTTTATATCAAGAAATAATGTGGTTCTACACTAAAGCTAATTCAACTGAAATTGATAGAGTAGTAACATATAACTATGGTGAAAAGGTTTGGACAACGGGCACTATGGCAAGTGCAACAGTTGGTTCTCAATCAAGAACAACATGGGCAGATGCTTCTGTGTATGATCTTCCTCATGCAACTAAGTTTGTCGCGGCAGCCACGCCAACCTTTCCTATTGTAAATGGTATATCACCAGGCGCTTCTATTTATTACCAACATGAAATTGGTGTTAATGAAGTAGCTTCATCTGGAACTATAACTGCTATTCCAGCTAACATTAGATCAGGTGACTTTGACTTAGATATAGATGGAGATGGAGAATACTTCTTGTCAGTTAAAAGATTCATACCTGATTTCAAAACATTAGATGGTGATTGTAAAGTGACATTGTTTTTAAGATCTTACCCAGCAGATACTACAGTTGCACAAGGGGAGACATTTATAGGTCCTTTTACTGTTAATTCTAATACGGATAAGATAGACACGCGCGGTCGCGCTAGACTTGCTAGTATTAAGATAGAAAACGATGCTATAGATACTAATTGGCGATATGGTATTTTTAGAGTAGATATACAACCAGACGGAAGAAGATAATGGCAAAAATAGATTTTTATGTACCAGAACCATCAGAGGTGTATAACAAAGATACACAAAGACAAATTATACAAGCAATTGATACTTTAAAAACTCAACTCAATTCAAGTTTTCTAGAAGAACAAGTTCAAGATACACAAAGATTTACTTGGTTTAATTTAAGGTTCGGTTGCTAATGAGTTGCGATAACATAAATATAACAACACAACCTGTAAGCATTGGCGGAACTAATACAGATGCATTCGGAAGATTAAGAGTATCTTCACCTTATTCATTATTTGATTCTCAAAATAGATATGCTGCAGATAATCAATTTGATACATCTACAGTAACTGGTGGTAGTACTACTTATTTACCAAATGAAGCTACAGTTAGAATGGATGTAACAACAGCTTCAGGTGCTGAAGTAGTGAGACAATCTTTTAGATCAATGCTTTACCAACCTGGTAAGAGTTTATTAGTTCTTGCAACATTTGTAATGAATGTTCCTAAAGCAAATTTAAGACAACGTGTTGGATTTTTTAGTACTCAAAACGGACTTTATTTTGAATTAACTGGAGCATCGCCTGGAACAAAAGCATTTGTATTAAGAACTTATATTAGTGGTTCTGTAGATAATACTACAAGAAGAGTTGTACAATCTTCTTGGAACGGGGATAAATTAGACGGAACTGGTCCAAGTGGTTTAACTTTAGACTTAACTAAACCTCAAATTCTATGGATGGATTTTGAATGGTTAGGTGTTGGTAATGTTCGTACTGGATTTATTATTAATGGAGAATACATAGTTTGTCATACTTATCAAAATGCAAACGTTACTGGAAATTCTGTTTATATGACAACAGCAACATTGCCAGTAAGATATGAAATAACAAATACAGCAGAAACAGCAGATGCGTCTTCTTTAAAACAAATTTGTTCTTCTGTAGTATCTGAAGGAGGATTGGAACCTACTTCAATATCACATGTTGCCCAAAGAACAACTGCATTAACAGGTATTGGAACTACATTAGTTCCTTTAGTTTCTATTAGACTTGCATCAGGTGCATTAGGTGCAGTGGTATTACCAAATGCAGTTAAACTTTTACCAGTAAGTGCTGACGATTTTGAAATACAACTTGTTAAAAATGCAACATTAACTGGAGCTACATATAATGCTGTAGCAAGTGATGCTAACGTTGAATTTGATATTGCTGCTACTGCAATGACAGGTGGAACTATTACTCAATTAGATTATGTTGCTTCTTCTGTTTTAGGAAACGTTCCATTAAATGAACCTGGAGCATTTAATTGGGATACTCAATTAGGAGCATCTATAGCAGGTACAAGCGATGTTTATACTCTTGGAGCTAGAACAATAACGGGTACTGGAGATATAATAGGTTCAATAAGTTTTTTTGATTTAACACAATAATACTATGGCTAATTATTATAGAAACGCATTTTACGATCCTAATACGACAGCAGCAGTAACTGTATATTCATGCCCATCTAATTCAAGAGCAATTATACAAAACATACAAATAACTAATGAATCTGGATCAAAAGTATTAAAGGCATCCATTACTGATTCATCTGCAGCTACAACTTATCAGATAGCTTATGCTAATATTTCAGGGCCTACTATTTGTAACATAGCAAATGGGCCAATTATCTTAGAAGAATCCGATACTTTAAATATTGCATCTTCTAATGTATCTTATATAAGTGCAGTAGTATCAATTTTAGAAATGAACAGAAACGATCAAAACGGGTAATGGCTAGAAAAGTACAAACAGGTCATGGTACCTTTATTAAACACACTAACAAAAAGAGACCAGGACGACATAGTAAAAGACCAAATAAAAGAAACAGAAGAAAACCATACAACGGACAAGGGAGAAAACAATGAGTGATGAAGTAGTGTTAACTGATCAACATATAACAGAATATAGGATTATAGATGGTAAAGAAGTACCAGTTATAAAATGCCCTACAAAAATTACCTTTAGAAACAAAGTAACAGGTGAAATATATGAGTCTGCAGCTGAAGCAAATGCTGATGTTGCAAATCCAAATACACCAACTAAACAAGAACATATTGCACAAGATGTTGCAATAACTGTTGCACATTTATCATTATTTGGTAAGACTAAGTAATGGATCCTAGAGGCGGCACAGAACTTCAATTTGAGTTTTTAAGAAAACATGTAAATAAAGAATTACTTGATCAATTTCAAATTTGCACATCTATTCCTGGTAAAGTTCCATTAGATCCTGATAAAATAAATATTCTTTGGCAAAAGAATTCTTGGGATCAAGCTAATTTACAAGAATTTTTTAAAGACAAATCAAGACATAATGAATACGACTGGTATGTATTTAATTCACATTGGAACTATGAAAAGTTTAGAATGGCTTTTGATATACCAACAGAGCGATGCACAGTTATTAAAAATGGTGTAGTAGATTTTAGACCACGCATGGGTAAATATATTAAAGGAGATCCTATTAAACTTATATTCCACCCAACACCTTGGAGAGGATTAAATGTAATTTTACTTGCAATGCAAATGGTTAAAAATCCTTTAATTAGTTTAGATGTTTATTCTTCAACACAAGTTTATGGGGATACTTTTAAAGAGGCAAATGATGATGCTTACAAAGATTTGTATGAACAAGCTAAGTCTTTACCTAATGTTAATTACATAGGATATAAACCACATGAATATATTTTAAAAAATATACACAAATATCATATCTTCGCATACCCAAGTATTTGGGAAGAAACATTTTGTATATCAGCACTGGAAGCAATGGCTGCAGGATTATATTGTATTACAACTGACTTAGGCGCCTTATTTGAAACTTGTTCTGAATTTCCAATATATATTCCTTATGAAAAAGATTATTATAAATTAGCTGAATCTTTCGCAGCATCTATAGAAATTGCAGCATCTCATTTACATGAAGATTATATTCATGAACATTTATTAATGCAAAAGAAATTTGTTAAATATTTTTACAATTGGGAAAAACAAGGTAATCAATGGAAACAATTTTTAACTGGAGCCTTAAATGCAAGACGCAAGTAAACCCTTATGGACGAAAAAGAAAGAAGTAAAATCTGATAAGGGATATAAACCTTATAATATATTTTTAGCAACACCAGTTCATTCAGATGTGTCTATTCATTATACTCAATCATTATTAGAGTTTCAAAAATACTGTTTTGAAAATAAAATTAAAGTAACTTTTCAACTTTTTAAATCATCTTTAATTACACAAGGAAGAAACTTATGTGTAGGTAGCTTTATGGAAACAGGTCATTCCCATTTATTATTTGTTGATGCAGATATAGACTTTCAAGCTAAATCAATTCAGGCTATGATTGAAAAAGATAAAGATGTTATATCTGTTCCTTACCCAATGAAAACTTTTAATTGGGAAAAAATGTTTTCTAATTTTAAAGATGGTAAAATAAAAAACCCTCAAGTGCTATCAATGAATGGTAATACTTATCCAATGAGATTACCAGATGAAGAAAATATACAAATAGAGAATGGTTGTATAGAAGTTAGTCATTCACCAACAGGGTGTATGTTAATTAAAAGATCAGTTATTGAAAAAATGATTGAAAAATACCCTGAAATGAGAATAAGTCAGCCAACAATTATTAATGGTAAACCAGTTGAAAAACCTTTT